TTCTTTAGAATAAGTTTATATTTTAACACATCCTGTGGTAGAAATGTGGCATACTTGAGCAATCTTAACCGAAACTCTGGCCACCGAATTGTGTCGGCAATTTTAGAATTCCAGTTGGGTTCAAAACCAAGTATCTTATTCAAAATGCACAAGGTTTCAATTTGTGTTACCTTCTGCATGGTCTTGCGTAAAATCACAGGGTAATCACCGTCATTCACTTTGAACAAATCGTTTGGATTTTCACAACCATCAAATAGTAGGTGACAATCGTTTTCGAAAAAGTACGATAGTGATTGTAACACCTTTTGATGGGTCTTGTAATTAATATCTGCTTCTTCAGTTAACAAATCACCAGCCCAAGTGTTAGGTTTCTCAACCAAGTTGGACACGAAAAATAATTCCATGTCATCCTTGCTTGTGTACTTCCTAGACAACTTGTGAAAGTGGTATTTGTCACGCCTATTCTCAAACGCTTCAACTGAGATATTACTTTTACCATGGTATTTAAAGTAATCGTAAGATTCTCGGTTGAAGTGTAATTTTAATGAATTGAATAGTGCAAATGTTTCATAACCAGTCATATAGGTAAACGAGATTTCTTCACTTTCAACATATTCAAATCAGAAGCCAACAACTCAATTTTCGATTTTAAATTCGAATTAATTAATGTTGCGGCGACTTCTGTTTCGAGGCCAGTTTCTGCACAATACTCAACTACAGCTTCAAGATGATTGATGTTTCTTTCGGAGACTAATCTATCAATCTCCACAGAAAACTTCTTCATTTCTTCTTTAGTTGGCATTACTTCACAATCGTTTCATACAACTGTTCAAACTGTTCGTGCGTGGCCACTTCTTCATCATAGTTTTGTTTATGATAAACTTTGACCAAACGCTGTACAACAGGTTTAGGTAATTTCAAATCATCTGAAACTTTCTTCACTGCTTCTTTAATGAAGTCTTTTTCTCCGTCCATTCGTGTCATAGAATTCGAACACTCTTTTATAGCATCTAGCAATTTCTTGCGGTCTGCTTCACTGGAGATTTGATTAATGCTAAATTGTTTCACTGCCATAATATACTCCTAAATTATTTCTTTGTTGCCGCCAAGGTGATGCAAACCGGATTAGAGTTTGTTTCATATGCACATTTAACAGACAATGGATCGATGCCTTTTGAAATGGCAGCTTCGATGTTTTTAGCCATGTTGTTGCGGTCGTTTAAATTATACATGACTCCCCCAATGATTGCGGTACACAATACGATTGTAATAGAAATACATATAGTAATAAGGTCTTTGTTCATATTAAATAACTCCTTTTGTTCGGTCAATTTTATCACCTTTGCTCTTGTAGAAAATATGCCTGCCAATTTTAGTCTCCTTCTGAAGTTTTGTCCAATTTGGATTAACATAATCTGCATGATAATATGTCGCACCGTTTGTAACATCCTCCATGCGGTCAAAATTGATGTACAGGTTTGTTGCTAACTCTCTAATGTCATTATACAACTTTGTACTCTTGATTGTCAACCGTTTTGAGGTAAAGAAAGAATCACAATACCAAGAAAATTGGCATGTGTTACCGGTCTTTTGGGTTACTACATCACAAATGTTACCAGCATAGTTGCCGGTCTGTACACGATTCAGTGTAACAAACGCAACAGCCATTTGACCAGCAACGGGTTCATGTGCCGACTCGAAATAGATATTCTCAGCCAGACATGTCACATGTTTTTTTGCCTCTTCGGATAGAGACTGATAGCTTGCCTTGAATGGCATAATGTTGTGTAAATCAACATTGATTGAAGCTAACATTAAAATAACACTTGATAAAAGTGCGCTTAAAAGCACAATCTTACTTTGCATTTTATTCCTTTCTGTGTGTGAAATAGGCCGAATAAACGGCCTATCTTTCCCTTACAACTTCTTAGAGACCTTGACGGGCTCAGGAATGTTTGAAACAAAACCATTTAAAGCTTGCGCCTTGGAAATGATTTCTTGTTCCGATGGGAATGGTGGATATTCTGGCTGATTCGGTAACTGTTGTCCTTGAGTGCGAGCATTCTCGGAAGCTACTTGCCAGTTATTGTGTGCAACTTCACGCTTAGACATATACTCTTGTTCGAGCATGTCTTTGCCAAGTTTTAGAAGTTCAAGACGGATCTCGAACGGTGTCATATTACTCATTATAATCTCCTTGTGTGTATGAGTGTAAAATGGTGGTTTTATTGGGTTCCACCAACCCATTGTCTATTATATAGGTATTACTTTTTTGCAGGTTCAGTTTTAGCCGGTTCAGCTTTCTTGGCTGCAGGCTTAACTTCTTCTTTTTTGGCTGCCGGTTTAGCTTCTTCTTTCTTTGCAGGTTCAGCTGCGAAAGAAACAGTTGCGAATGCCAACATTACTAGTGCGATAATTGATTTCATATTAATTCCTTATATAAGTTAAAATTAATAGGTTATTCTGTTACGAGGAAACCTATAAAAACCCCAATTAGTTTACTACCATTCATTTAAACGGAGGGCCACCAACCCAAATCACAAGAGAACGGCGCACTCCTTTGGTGACTGGCTGGACTCGGTGCATAACATACGATGGAAAAAACCATGCTCTACCTCTCTTAGTTTCCAATGTCTGAGGTGTATCTGTAGATATTCGCACTTGGAATTCTCCTCCTTCAAACTCCGACTGATCGGACAACATCAAAGCAATAGACAGTTTGCGTGGAGCGTTAGTATCTTTAGCGCTAGCATCGGTGTGCCAGTCGTAATGTCCTTTGTTGTCAGAACTGTAAATGCCCAACTGCATTGGTTCATAAAAACCAGTCAAGTCAAACTGAAAAAACCGGCGGTTTACTTCGGCCACAATCTTAGACAGTTTATCCCAAATAGGTAGTAGTTCCTGCTTCGGCCCTAACCAACCAACTTGTGTTACACGTACATCATCATTCACGGTACCAGTACCAACGGATGCCTTTTCAGTTGCTAGCCACTCAGGCTGCGCCAACAGGAGATTAATCTCCGCATCAGTTAAAAACCCATCCCAGAGGGCCATTTCGTCTTTACCAAAACCGTTAACAGGCTCAATTGGATACAACATTAATAGCCCCTCGGTTTCTTAGCCCAAGGATTTAATGCAACAGACATGCGTGTGCCGGTGTAGTCCTCAACCCCATGAAGCAAACCGGGAGCAAACGCCACCAGTCGGTTAGTCTTGGGTACAATAGAAATTGAATTAGTCATAAATTTACCGCCATTTAAGGCTTGTATGTCAGCGTAAAAGACGATGCTACAAATTGGCATAGCTATTTCGCCCGTAAGATTTGTCAAGGTTTCGTCCTTGTCAATGTGCCAATTAGGTTTGGTGCCGTGGTGTGCCCACTGTTCCACTCCATTCATGGCGGTTAAATTAAAAACACGGCGCACGTGTGCTAGAATATCAGCCATCGGAGTTGATCCTGTCATACATTCATCCAAACTGCCATCAACCCACTGCATTTTTCGATTGTCGGGAACACTAAAAAAGTCCTGAGTAATCTTAAGGTTGTCTGCATCCAGAACATCATCCATAACTATCAACATTTTGTGTACACCAATGCAAGCGTAAGACGATAGAATGCGGCTATATGAGACTGTGGTCGAATAGTGTGTGGAATCTTGGCATCAAACGCAATTAGTCTGCCGGGTGTGTATGCACTAGCAAACATAATGTTTTTGCCGGCCTCATCAAAAAACAAAGTCTCGCCGTGCCAGCCATCGTGCCATTCTAAGTTGACATAGTAGAGCAGTATTTTATCTTCTGGATGCGAATGTACAAAATTTACATCTGCTGGCGTAGATAGGTTCAGTACGCACTTAGTGAGTGTGTGTCCGATCATTTCATCAGCAGCAGGAGTTTTGTTTAGGCGTTCCACAATCTCAATCTTAGACAAGTCTTCAGCAGAATAAACTGAGTGTAGGAACTGATGTTTTTTGTTTTCAATAATAGAGCCATCTGCCCAGCCGATTTGAAACTTTGAAGCATGTGCAAACGCATACAGATTGTTACGATACTCCATGTCAAATACGTTGTCATATACGCGCAATTTTCGGCCGTTGTCAACCTCAGCTTCTATAATCATTTGGTTGCGAAGCATTCAAGAACCTCATCATATTTTAGTTTTGCAAAACACAGAGAAAGCAACCGGCGAGCTTTGTTTGGTTTTAAGGTGACCGAGTGTGGAGTATCTGTATCCATCAGCCAAATTTCATTGGTGGCAGCACAAAATTCTTCCTCAAAATCTGATTTCTGAGTTTCTCGGTTCCAATGGTAGAACGTGGTAGTTTCACCGCTCGTTTCAAGGTATATATTAATGCTGGTTTTCTTTCCGTAATCCCTGTGTGCAGGCAGCACAGGGTTAGGTGTATCGATGGCCGGCAACTCCAAAAGCAGAACATATGGATACTCAAGATTCAGCAACTTACTTGGAAGCTGCTCAATAAGGCGTTTCTCATTGCTAACGCTTTTATTTTTTGCACTCCATCCGCTTTCAGCCAGCGCATCGTAGTCTCCTGGCAAGCCCTTGCTATATCGTTGCAATACCGCATAATCTCGAAATGGTGTGATGGTAGCCTCAGCCAGAAAACCCATGTCAATATGATAGTCAAGTTTTGTCGCATGTTTCATTTAAACTCTAATCCATATACATCTGTAACCGCAACCGCGGTGGTACCCGCTGACCTAACTGAAATTTGTCGTGGAGCTACATAGTTCTGCTCATTGATTGTCAGAGTTCCGGAGCAAAGAAACAGAGATGTACCTTCGGGTAACGCAATCGACTGTCCCATCTTCACATCACGTACTTCAATGAGAGGCACGTAGTTTTGGTTAACTTTGGGATCGTAACACCAAGAAACGCTGGGTTCATTGGCTGTACAAGCGTAAACGGCATCTTCATATGTGCCGTTCTTGAACCATCCGGGAATGCACTGGTGAACTACTTCTCCAGTCTGCTTGTCCCGTAC